CCATCTTGAACAGTTCTTGTTCCTATTGCAGCAGATGTATAAGCAAAGAAATATAATGCTAATGGTGCATCCACAGGAACGATGAATTTTATCTCTCTGGAAGAAGCTGTATTGAATCCAGCATTATATGAAGCATACGTTACTTCAGATCCTTCTAACCAATAACTAATACCAACTCCATTATACAAATATGAAGAATCTTGAGGAGTAGATGATACATGCCACCCATCTTCTGTTGCAGATAATAACATCTGATTGTTATACATCGATGCATCATTCTGTTGGAAAATATATGTATTACCTCTTAAAAGATTTAAGAATGAAATCTGACTACCATCATAATTGTAAGTACCATTAGCAAGAGTTACTGCATAAGTTACAGTTGCTGGTGTGGTAATTTGTGGTCTTGCACCTGCTATTTCAGCACCTGTTTTTAATCTATATCCAGTCGATTCCCTTGCAGATACACCACTAGAATTATATCCATAAGGACCATAAATTGGATAACCATCATAAGACATACCCAAGATCTTAGAGTGTCCATCAGCATGTCTACTGTAATCTGGTGAAGCACCACCAGCATAATAATCAGTAATATAATAATCATTAGTTGGTGTATGATCCTCAACAGTAGGGTCTAAGATCATATAACCTTCATGACCTTCATGACCAGACATATATCTATGATTCTTACAGTAATAGTAAATGCGATTAGTCTCATCCTCATTCATTATGAACAGAGGTTGTAACTCAGTCTCATAATCTGTAGATGGTGCAGCACTAGCACCTGTACTATTATAATAAAGAGTGCCTCCATTTAATAAACCATCCTGTGTAGTACTGAACTGCATAGGATGTCCAGCTACATGATGTTCTCCAGGAGAATTAGTAGCATCAGATTGATTCCATATAATTAAATAATTTCTTTGAACTTTAATATTTTCAGGAGAAAGATAATACTGTCCTGGAACAAATGGACCAAACTCTGCAGCATCAGTTCCAAAATCAATATAGAAAATACCATTAGGGAATGTTGTTACTGGTTCTGCAATTCTAAAACTAAAACCAGTAGAACCTAAAAGTACATCATCTTCAGTAAATGCATTTTTAAGATCTCTTAGATATACATGTGTAATTACTCCTAGATTATTCTTTACAACCTTTGCAATTTCTCCTCTAGCATTGCCACCAATCTCATCTACTGTTCTACCAACTTCAACAGTTCCTAATGTTTCATCAACATTTTCAACTTGCAACATTACATTATCAAATTCTACTTTAATATTCCAAACAAATTGTTGTTGCTTACCCCATTCAAAGACACCATTTTTAGAAGCAAATTCATTAACAGTTTTACTCGATTGATATAAATATTGATTTCCATCAATTACTGCATCATAGGCATTGCTATTTTTAATATGAGTATGTTTTACAGCATCTATTGTAAATCCTGGAGGTGGACTTCCATCTGGACCCCATTCTGGTGTATGAACTAATCCACCGTTTGCCAATATGCCAGTAACTTTATCTAATTGTTCTTCTCTAGTATCAGGATCTGGTACATCTTTACCTCCCCTATAAATAAATTCTTGATTAAAAGTACGATCTATTAATGCTTCGCCAATGGTAACTGCACCAGAGGTTGCAGATTTAAATGTATGAACAGTTGTATTAGATGATGGTGCTGTTGATAATACTTGTACTGTAATTGTTGTGGAAGTAGTAGAAAGTATTGGTATAGCAGTGTTACATACTGGATCACCTGTACGAGGATATGTGTGATCTGTTGCGTGATTATCTTCAGCACAAGTAAATGTTAATGAATTAGTTGCTATTCTAATACGTTCACCTACAATATGAGTATGACTACCAATGGTCATTTCCATCAAACCACTAGTAGGATTATAATTAATTAGACCAGGTGTATATTGTTTAAAATCAGCACCAACTCCACCTCCAGGTGCTCGTTCATCTATAAGTGGTGTTGGTTTTGGATGATTATCAGAAGTGATAGTTATCCTATCTGAGTTAGTAGTAAACGTTCCTGCAGTTGGGGAATTTGGATGAGTCTGCCATATCTTGTTAATATCAAATGAAGTAACAACATTAGGAGTATCCTGAGATGGAATTATCTGTAACCTTAAAGGATCGTATCCTTTACCTCTTTCTAAAACTCTAACGTGTATTATCTTACCAGAATCATCATCAATAATTGGATACAATAATGCTGCCTGATCAGGAGTACCACAACCAGTAATAGTTAAACGTGGAGGATCTGCTTGAGAGTATGAATCTCCTCCGTCAACTACTCTTACTGCACGAACACCAAATATCTTATCGAAAATAGGTTCAATTACAGCACCACTACCAGGAACAGTTCTTGCCATATCTTATTAACCGATTACGTTTATAGTACCATTCATAGCAGCGTGTAATGTACACTGATAATAAAGAATAGATGGTGCGTCCATTGGAACTGTCCAATAAAGAACAGCAGTGCCACTACCAGTCTGACCAGTAGTATATGGGTTACCACTTAGACCTTGACTACTCTGTATTCTAAATGGGTGTGCAGATGATTGAACAGTATTATCAAAAGCGTACGTCATACCTTTCATAACAGAAAGAGTTGCATCAGCAGTTGCAGATGAAAATCCAGGTCCAGCAAATGTATAATCGGATGAACCAGAAGCATTTACTTCCCACCAAGTAATAGGACTACGAGTAACAACCCAGTTACTACCATTATAAAATAACGAATCTCCTTGCACTAAACCACCAACATCAGTGTCAGTTAGAGAAGAAAATGTAGTTGTTAAACTACCACTAAAATCCAATGTTATAGTATCACCAACTACAGTCGTAGTAATGTTTGTTCCACCAGCAATAGTTAACGTATCAGTCTGACTATTGGCAGTTGTAGAACCAGTATCACCAGCAACAGTGGCAAATAAGTTTACGGAACTAACTCCAGCAGCATCATCGCCTGGCTTCCATTTAGAAGCAGTTGAATCCCATTTTAAAACTTGATTATTTGTAGGAGCAACAGTTGTTGTATCAATGTCTGAAAACAAATCAACACTAGAATACTCTGTTGCTATTTTTGCTCTTACATCACCAACACCACCTGTAGTGATATTAATGTTAACATATGGATTATCATCACCATCTACAGTAAAGAAGAATCCACCATAAGATGCAGCAGAAGGTGCATTACCTAATGCTGGAAATTCATTTTTATACCCTACTCTCGTGGGGAAGTCGATATCTCCAGTTGCACCATCAAAAGTAGCAGTAACACTGCCAGCAGAGATAGTGACATCGCCTGTCCCATTGGGAGCGAGAGCAATGTTTCCATTAGTTGAGGATACGATAGAATTTCCATTTACATCTAATGCAGCTGTTAATGTCGTAAGATCCATCGGAATGAAATTACTGCCATTATAGCGTAATACTTGTCCAACAGCAGGGTTTGTGACACTAAGTTGGATGTTAGTACCATTACCGATTGCCGAATATATCTCATTAAAATTATCGTTAACCTTGTCGCCTCCACCACGGAGGGTATCCCCCGTGTTGTCATTCGCTACCGTACCAAGATTTAGTGATTGCTTAGCCATTATCTGCTACAATTTTTAGTTATTTATGTTAATACTTCAGGGTCTACTAACTCTTCACCATATAGTGAAAGGTCAGGAGCAGTCCAATCATCAGGAACTGATGTCTCAACATCAATGTTAGGAGTGTTGTATCCAGTTCCAGCATTATTAATGACCACTCCACCAACACCAACTAGTGCATTAATATCTCCTTCAAAACCAGATATAGAGTCAACTCTAACATTTGGTCTACTTGTGTATCCAGATCCACCTGAAGTGACCTGTACGCTATCGATAAACCCTGATGTTAGATTTGCTTGTCCTTGTGCATTCTGTCCGAATACGGAACCAAGATAATCAAATGTGATTAAAGAGTTTGAAGATTCAATAACAGCAACTTCTCTATCTGATGTCTCACCTTGGATGTCAATAAAGTCACCAGGTTCGATAGGTGGAATAACTTCAGCAGCATCAACGTCTGCCTCAGAACCAACGTAGGAGAATCCAACGAATGTAGAACCTACACGAGGAATCTCAGAGAAGATGATACGTGAACCAACCAATTCAAAACCAACGCCTGGTTCCTGAATAACACCGTTAAGTGAAACGATGATATTATTCTCAGGTCTAATAGTTGTAGACTGAACACCATCTGTAAGCGTTAGTGAGTAGAATACATCATTACGCTTGAGGTTGAATGACTGACGTAAGGAGTCAAACTCGAATGAGATATCATCCAATTGTCTCAACTTACCTACGTAGAATCCTGTGAAGGATGCACCTAGTTCTGGTGGTTCTGTAAACTCTATAGAGTCAGAGAACGCTGTATATGCGTTAGCTGCACCTGGAGGTTGTAGAATACCATTAACGAATACGAGGAGATGTCCAGCTGGATCTGGTAGGTACTGAGTACCATTACCTGTGGTAAGTTT